CTGGGTTTTCTAAGCCTACCCATTTCCAAGTGACGCCCTTAATGCTCATTAGCTTGCTGATAGGGTCTTCTAGCGGGAGTATTTCCTGCTTGAGGGTAGCATCAGAAGCGAGCAAGGCTGCGGAGCCGAGGCCGACACCAGCATTCATGATATTGCCTTTCTTCTGCTGTTCCGCATTGTGCTGACCCATCTGAGCATTATACCCAGCCTGAGCAGCATTAGTCATGCTCCCAGGACTATAGCCTGTGGCCCCGCTAAATCCTTGGAAGGTGGGGCGGTATTGGCTGTTGACTAGGTTCTGGGCTTGCTGGGCTTGTTCCCAAGGCAGAGTATAGTTCTGCAGGGACTGGTTGTAGTCCTGCTGTTGCCCACGTAGGGCAGACGCATATTGAGCTCGTGCCTCCTCCCCTCCGCCTATAGTAGCCTGATAACCTGCCTGAGTTGCAACGTCGCCATGTGCCGTCATTAGGTTAGTCATGGCTCTGTCGTAGGCCTCAGTTCCGGGCTGAAGACCTTGTTGTCGCAAACGTAGGTCTATGGACTCACGCTCCCGTTCTTGTTCAGGGCGAGCTCTGCCCATAACTGACTCATATATTGCGTCAGCCACTGAATCCCCATTGTAGTCGTCCCTGTTAATCATGTCAGGGGCTTGGAATGCACCTTGGTTCTCCAATGCCTGTTGAGCATTGCGGGAGATGCCCATGGCCCTGTCCATGTCTTCCTTGACTTGGGGATCCCATACCTCGTTCTGTGTCCACGAGTAGCTGTTAGGGTCATCTATGAGGCCTTGGCGCTCTTCATTTAGGGCATCTATCTGGGACTGTAGTTCTTTGTCTCCAACCGCCTTGGAGCTATACTTCCCATCTCCCCGCATCCACCGTTGCAGCTCATGCTCGTAGCGTCTGTCTGCCTGTCTCTGGGCATTGTCCCCACCTCCGACTACTGTTTTTCTAGTGGGTTTGGGTGCTCTGTTCTGGTAAGCCGAAGCATTGCCTGTCCGCTGCTGCTCCTTGAGAGCTGCAATCTGGCTATCTAGTGAGCTAGTGTCTGGGCCACTTTTCTCCCATTCCATGCTGCCATAGGGATTGTTCTGTGTTGGTCTATTCCAGCCAGTTATAGCTTGAGCAGCCATCATCTGGTTCTTAGAATCTAGCTCCATTAACTTATCATAGTCTGGAGCTGCTGGTGCGCTTCCGCCTTTGCCGCCACCCATCTTAAGATACCTCTTTGAGTTTGTTGACTGTACTAGACCACCGAGGGTCATTCAGTATTTTACACTGGTCTATTGTCATGCTGTACAAGACCAAATCACCTTCTTTGCTGTAATCCTTGATACGTGCTTCTTCCACGAATCCGAAGTGCTTATCTAGGGTGTGGGCCATATCATTACTCCCAGGAACTTGACCTATCAGCTTCTTTATTCCAAGCTGATTAAATGGGTAGTCAAATATGGCAGCATACCATTCCCGACTGGGGCGTGCTCCCTTAGCTATCCAGATATGTGCGCCGAGAGTAACCTCATTATAGTTGTCATATATGACCCCTGCTACTGGCTTCCCATCATGGATACATACTATGCACTGAGCATGGACTGTTGGGACGTATGCCAGCTTCTGACAAAGGAATGGCAGGAAGATACTTGAGCAATCAACTGTTTTCATAGCCCTGCCCCCTCTTCAAATGTCAGTGTTATGGCAGATAGTCTAGTTTGAGAGGTGGCTGCCACTCTCAGCAATAAGGCAGCAGCATACCCCAAACCATTTACACCAGACCACGGTCTACTGACTAAATTGCTGGCTGACCATAGGGCATCGTCCCAAATAGCCAAGTCCCACAAGGCCCCTGTGGAAAGCGTCCCAGGATTAGGTGGTGCTCCGGGAAGTGTGTCGAGGTCGAAGTCTATATTCATACGTAGCGAGTAACTAGGCTCATTTACTGTTTGGAATATGGGCCTGACGAACTTAAAGTGCTTTATAGTCCCAGGATTACCCATGTAGTTGAACGCGCTAAAGAATCCAGCTTGAATAGGCTTGCCGCCGGAGCCATCAAAGGCCACATTGTCTAGGTCATCTTTACCGAAGATATAGATTTTGTCACCGCTGCCGAAATATGCCGCCCCTTTAAATTCAGAGAAGCAGTCAGCAGGTAGGTCAAACTTAGTCCAAGCCCCTGTCAGCGTATTCATTACATACTGGCGAGCAGGTACGTCCCCGCGTGAAGGTACGACTATTCCCACGGCCTGTAGGAAGAAGATGTTGTGTATCTCCCAATCGTCCACATAGCCTATGGAGTTTATAAGTTGGTTGAGGGTACGGTTTATGCGCTTGGTGAGGGTAGCCTCGAAGAGTGCTGCATTGGCCTCCCCGCTAACTACACGACTAAGTGGTAGAATACCCTCTTTGTTTAGCATCAGCACGTCCCCGCCGACATCTATGTAGGGCTTGCCACCAATGGGGGAAGCGGTCTTAAACACCGAGCTGAGCTTCCAACTGTCCACATTATCTGGGTCTGTGCCTTCGTAGATTGCAAGCTCGCCAGTAGAGGAAGCAAACATCAGCCTGTCCTCTAGGTCTTCACCAGCATCTAGTGACCAAGGAGCAATATACTTTAGAAAGCCACCATCAGAGAATATACTGCCAAGATAGAACGGCTTTGCCTCACCAGCGATAGAGTCAGTGGGTAGGTACCAAGCAGTCAGGCTATCCTTTTCAACAAACCATAGTCGGCGCTTAAATGATTCAACCCACATGAATTTGCTAGGGTCTACGCCTGATATCTTTCCCGGACTATCTGCTGGGTCATCTTCACTAAACGCTGTCCAAGATAGACCATCATAAAGCCAGCCACTGTCTTGTCCATTTACCACAACCAGATAGGTACTGCTGACGGTTGCAAACTGACAGAAGCTGGTGTCCTTAACCGAACACTCTACAACTTTAGTGGGTTCATCTGTTTTGTCAGTTACGTCAAATATGCCTTCTGTAGTCGCTGCAAAAAGCTCCTCAGAGCCATCTGTGGTGCGGAAAGGCATGAGTGTTCCCACCTGCCCTTCCAGATTTAGAACATACTCGGCGTATCCGCTGCGAGTAACTATGTCACCAGTAGATGGAAACCAGTTCACCAAGTCCAAGCAGAACGAGGGGTCCATTGCCGCTATTGGGTCAATGTCATTTATACCGCCGAGTGGTGGAGCCACCGATGCCGTAGCAGCGACCCGCTGTTGCGTTCCTCTCTTAGAGTATGCCATGCTATCTTCCGTAAGAGGTGCCTTCTGGCACGTTGTCCATTCCTATCAGCCTAAAGCCTGAACCACCGGAAAGGTTAATCTCTTGTGCTCCTGCATTCTGCGCCATGTACGACTGGAGCAAGTCAGAAGCCTCTGTCTGTAAGGAGGTTGTATCTAGGCCCTTGATAGACCATAGCTTAACCTTGAGACCTGCAATCAGCACCCGAGAGTCAAATAGGGGCTTGTCCCCCTCATTCTCTATACGGGCGCGGTAGATTGTAGGGTCTGCGTCGTCTTGTATGCAGTTCTTAGAGATGTAGTAAAACGATACTGTCTCACCTTCCCCTAGAACAGGGTTAAACTCTATCTCGTTGCCTACAAAGCGATATCTGTAATTGAAGCCAGTGCCGACCAACCCGTACTCAACCCATCCCCACTGCTTAGGACTCAAGGGGCCATCTAGCCGCTGGCGATTATTGGTATCCCACTGGGTTTGGTTCACTTGCCGAGCAAAGTCTTCTGGGACAGGGAACCGCTGTAGTGGCGGGTCTGTCTGGGTAAAGTCCTCCTGCCGGAGTAGGAACTGCCAATCATTTTTAGTGATTAGCTCTTCACACAGAGCATTGAGCAACGACAAAAGCTGAGGGCCTAAGTCGTCAGGCCCCGCCCTTGAGGTTGTAACAGTTGGCAGTCCAAGCTCGGCGGTCACTGAATTTATTATTTCTATGGCACTGAGCATGACTGTCTCCTGTAAAAAGGCCCTGTGCGAGTAGGGCTGGGAATATCCCCGAAATTATGCCTTGGCTGCTGACTTCTCTTTGCGCTCCAATACTGCGATGCGCTTTTGAAGCTTCTCATTTTCCGCTGCCAGTTCAGTGAACGGGGCTGCTTCCTCTGAGCGTTGGAGCCATAGTCCGGCTTTACGCTTTAACTCATAAAGTCCTGGAGCTCTGCCACACGCTGAATCATCTAGGTCTGCTAGGTTCTCCAAAGTACGGACTTTCATATACGCTAATTCTTCAACTTGACCACGTGGAATCCATGGCACTTCTGACAATGGGGTACCTACTAACTGCTCTTCACTACCCTCTTTGAACATCTTGTATTCCTTGCCGAAACGCTGGAAGTCACGGTCTCCTGCTGGGCGGCGAACTATGTTGTTCTCATTACCAGCACAGAATATTTCCACGTACTCTTTGTCTTTAAAGATAGGGCGACCCTGTTCTGCACTAGCCGCCTTATCTTCTTTGGGAACCACATAAAACCGAGCATATACTCCTCGGGTGTCGTTTGGGTCCTCAAAGTCATCTACATTTATTT